GTAAACTGGTGGAAGCCGCAGCTTGGTCAGCATGATATTCGCTTCCTCCCATATCAGGATCGTAATGGTCAGCCCTTCCATGAGGTAAGCTATTATGATAGCCGCCTTCTTTCTGAACGTAGGTTCGTAGCCGGTTGTCAGTTTGAAGGCACCACAGATCCTGTCTTTAATCTCCTTACCGATCTAAAGAAGGATAAGTCAAAGGAAGCCTGGACCCTGTGGCGCAATCTTCAGCCAAAGGAGCGTTACTATGCTCCAATCCTCGTTCGTGGTGAAGAGGACAAGGGTGTTCAGCTCTGGGAACTAAACAGTAAGCTTGTAAAGGATATTTACAGCGTCCTTGCTCACCCTGACTATAAGGATGAAAACCTTATGGACCCAGAAACCGGTTATGATTTCACCGTAACTGTATCTCCTACTGATAAGACCTATGCTGGTAATCCAGTTAAGGATATCAAGCTTCAGCCACGCCGTAAGCCTTCACCTCTCGCAAAGAGCGCCGATGTATCCGAGAAGATCGTTGCCGCTATTCCAAACCTTGAAGCTTATTTCAAGGCTCAGACAAAGAGCGAGGACGAGCTTAATGCGATGCTTCAAAACTTCCTTGCAGGTAATGGTTCTTCATCAGAGGTTTCCTCCGAAGAGGTAGAAGAAGCAAAGGATAAAACGGTATCTGCGGCAAAAGCGAAGAAGGCAAAAAATTCTATAGATGCGGCCTTTGATGATCTTTGATTGACAAAAGCTGCCCTTGGTATTGAGGGATAGAAAGAGAAGCGCCGCCAAGGAAACTTGAGCGGCGTTTAACTTATATTTTTTCATCTGATTTCAGTTTACGTTTAGATGCGGTTGGTATATGATGATTGGAAAGAAGGAAACAAATGGCAAAACCTACAAAGAAATCAGGAGATACACAGCAAACAGTTCAAGATGCAGTAACAGATGATTTTTCATCTGATCTTATTAAAGCAATCAATAAAGAACATAACGATAAGATTGCTTTTAACCTCGGTGTAGATGATGCACCAACATACGTTCATCGCTGGATTTCTACCGGCTCACGTCAGTTAGACTATATCATAGGTAATCGTCGTGGTGGTGGAATGCCAGAGGGTAGGATTGTAGAAATACAAGGTCCGCCCGGTATCGGTAAGTCAACCCTAATGGCTCAAATAGCACGTTCTACCCAAAGAATGGGTGGCATTGCTGTTTATATCGATACGGAGAATGCAACAATTCCAGATACTCTTGCTAATATGGGTGTTGACGTAGCAAGAAGATTTGTATTTGTGCAGTCTGCCTGCACAGAAGAGATCCTCTCCGTAATAGAGAGCACAATTCTCAAAGCCCGCACGATGACAAAAGACGTTCCCGTAACCGTTATGTGGGATAGCGTCTCTCAATCTTCTCCAAAGGCTGAGTTAGAGGGCGACTATGATCAGAACACGATTGGTCTTCAAGCACGTGTTCTATCAAAGGGTATGCGAAAGATTGCCAACGTTATCGGTGGTCAGAAGGTCTTATTGGTGCTGGTATCACAGCAGAGATTGAAGATCGGTGTAATGTTTGGTGATCCTTGCCTATCTCCTGACACAAAAATCAATATTCGCAAGAGAATTGTTTGAGTTTAGCGACATAGTTAAGTGTATGAAGCCAACAACGAAGACAAAACGGACACCACACACGGAAGAGCGTAAGAGAAACATAGGCTTATCTCGGCAGATAAAATTGTCAGAAGAGCAAATGCTTGCTCTTAAACGCTGGTGGTCGTTAGGCTACGTTACTGGCTCATACATTAAAAGGGAATTAAAAATAGGCGATAAGGTATATAATAGGCTTCTGGCAGAATATTGTGAGCAAGAGCAGATACAGTTTCTTCCTCAAAATTTAGAACCAGAGACATATGAGCATATCATACAAAAATGTAAAGATGGCGTTCCTTATGTTTCAATAGCAGAAGTATTGGGTTTGAAACGTAAGCAGGTTAGGCTAATAATACAAAAACTTGCTACCAGATATGACATTAAGCCTTTATCAAAACAAATGGGAAACCACCGTGAAGAACATCGTGTTTTTCTTGCGGAGCAATTGGCAAAGTATAACAAGCAGAACCCTAAAAAGAAGGAACAAAATCCTAATTGGAAAGGTGGTATAACAGAGTTGTGCGAGTTAATTAGGCGCATTCCTGTTTATAACAAATGGCGCAAACAAGTCCTTAGCCGAGACGGATTTAAGTGTATAGTTTGCGAAACTCATAGCAATTTACAAGTAGATCACATATACCCGTTTTCTTTATTATTACAAGATGGTAAGATAACCACAACGGAACAAGCAGCCGCATATATGCCACTTTGGAATTTAGCCAATGGCAGGACGATGTGCGAAACGTGTCATAGGAAAACAGAGACTTACGGAAGACAAAGGAAAACAAATTGAAAGAACAATACAAAGAAGAAATAATATCGTTTAGAGATTTAGCGTCGAGATTAGGAATTGATGACCTGGATACGCCAGAAGAATACGATATTAAAGAAGAGGGATATGAAATTTTATCCTTTGATGAAGCGACTGGTCAGGAAGTTTGGAAGCCGCTTGAAATGTATGTCGTCAAAAAGAATGCCGATACTCATTATCAACTAAATACTCTTCATGGAACGGCAGATCATCGTCTTATGTTTGAAGGAAAATATGTACGTCTGGAAGAACATCCAGGTGCCAAACTTGTAAATTCTCCTATTCAGGTTGTTGATTGCCAAGTGGCAGATACACATTGCTATATGGCGGAAGGACAAATTAATCATAACACGACTACATCTGGTGGTATGGCAATACCATATTCTTCATCTGTTAGAATTCGTCTTGATGGCGGCTCTGTAATTAAAGATAAAGATGAAAACGTTGTTGGCATTAACGTAACGGCAAAGACCATTAAAAACAAGGTAGCAAAGCCTTTCCGTAAGGTTGGTTTCCGCATCTTGTTTGGACGTGGTATCTTTGAAGAAGAAGAGATTTTTGATCTTCTTCGTGAACATTGTAAAAATGCAAAGAATGGCGTTAGCATCGGAGATAAGTCTGTAGCTATTGCCGGTGATGGGGCTTGGAAGACCTTTACCGTAACTGACAATAGAACTGGTGAAGTAGGAACAGAAGTTAAATTCTATAAAAATGAGTTTGCCCAGAAGGTTCTGAACAAGCCAGAATACTCAGAGTATGTTAATGCTTTGATGGATGCTGCACTCATCCTTAGCGGTAATGACAAACCAGAAGATCATCTCACGTATGAGGGGATATCCGAGGGCGACGTAAGAACCGCTGACGAGTTAAGCGCCTGATAAAAACACCTAACACATAACACCCAAAACAAAGGCGGTAATCTAAACTTTAGAGATAGAGTTACAAGGTTGTCGCCTTTGTTTCTTTAATAGGAGAAATATGAGTAATAACAATATAAGTGATAGCATAGCACAGAGTTCATATAGAACCGTTGATAAAAACTGGTATGATCCCCAAATACCAAAGGTATCCAGAACAATCAATATCAAGTTTAAGCGCATGAATGATAATGCCAAAGTGCCTCATGCTGTAAGAGATGGAGACATTGGATTTGATGTTTATTGTTCGGAGAATGTTACCATTCCAGCCGGAACTGTAAAAAAGATGGCAACTGGTATTCAACTTGCAGATATGCCTATAATGGATAATGATCGTAATCGTATTTTTATGAAGATTGAGGGACGTAGTGGATTAGCCAGCAAGGGAGTATTCCCTGTTGGTGGCATTATAGATCCAAACTATCGTGGTGAGATAGGCGTTACCCTTGTTAATATGGGTTCAGAAGACGCTGTATTCAGCGTTGGAGATCGTATTGCACAGTTGGTAGTTTACAAGGTGTCTACTGCTGGAGAGGTAGTAATGGCTGAGAGTGATAAGGTAACTGAAACCAATAGAGGTTCTGCTGGTTTCGGTTCGTCTGGCAAGTGAAACATAAAAGATAGAAAAGAAAAACGCCGCTCGGGATTAATTTCCAGGCGGCGTTATCAATTGGTATATCAAATAAAACAAGTAGTATACCTTCTTTATATGTCCCAAGCCACTCAACAAGAAAGACCTATTGTCATTATTGACGCTTTTAACAATTTTATCAGGCATTTTTTAGTTAATCAGGAAATAAATCTCCATAGTCAGCCGGTAGGAGGAGTGGTTGGGTTCATGAAATCGGTTGACTACCTCGTTGGAACCTTCTGCCCATCCCGTGTATACGTTGTCTGGGAAAACGGTGGTCCGTCTCAAAGGCGCAAACACATTTCCCCCGAATACAAGGCGAATAGAGCCAAGATGAAGGAAGTGAAGAAAATCCAACAAGGCAAGGAGAGCATTCGGGATGTTTTGGCATTAGATGATCAAACAAGGGTTCAACAGATCACAATGCTAACAGCTCTACTTAAGAGCACTCCCGTATGTCAGATTTACGTGCAAGATACAGAATGTGATGATATCATTGCATATCTTGCTCAAGATAAGTTACGTAATGTAAACGCCAAAAAGATTATCGTGTCTAACGATAAAGACTTCTACCAATTACTTCATAATCCCCTTATAGAAATATATGATCCGGCTACCCGTAAGATTGTAACCGGAAATGAAGTAATCAATAAGTTTGGTATTTCTGCCAGAAACTTCTGTTTGGCTAAAACCATAGCTGGAGATGATAGCGATAACGTAGCTGGTGTCCCTGGTGCGGGGTTCAAGACGGTAGCTAAACGATTTCCTAAAATGGCTTCTACAGAAGAAGACCTGGATATAGCTACCATCATTTCAGAAGCCCGAGCAGCGAATATAGGAAAGAAGAAACCTATTGCAATATATGACCACATATCCCAATGTGAAGAGTTGTTAAGGCGTAATTGGGAGTTAATGTATTTAAACAGTAGCAATCTTAGTGCCAGTCAGATTAATAAGATAAACTACATTGTAGACAGCCATGAACCAAAGATGGATAAGCTTGGATTGATTAAGACTGTGCTTGAGTGCGGTATTAATGCAACCTTTGATTATGACCGGTTTTGTTCGCAGATGCGTAACTTTCTTCGATAAAAATAAGGGTTTAAATAAAAATTCAGAATTAAGTAAGGTAAGGTAGAAAGAACCTATGAGCGTAGTATTTATGAAAACGATGAACGTTGATCAAGTTAAACCAGAGCCCACCAAGGCAGAAGCTGGAAAGCATTTCTCTTTTGACAAGAGCTTCCAAGAGAAGATTGTCCAGGCTTTCCTAATAGATAGAAACTGGGCTTCCCAGTTTGCGGAGGTTCTTGATGTAAATTTCTTCCAGTATGCATATCTTAAAAAGATTGCAGACACTTATATGTCTTACAATAAGAAATATAAGGAGTTTCCATCAATGGCGCTTCTTGCACAAATCATTGCTTCAGAACTAAAGAACCCTTCAGATGGCATTCTTCGTTCACAAATCCACGATTTCCTTATTCGTGTGGAGCAAAACAATGATCTCGGTGATCTCGGCTACGTTAAGGAGAAGTCACTTGACTTCTGTAAGCGTGCAGGGCTCCAGAAGGCTCTTGAAGCCTCCATTGAGTTCATTGAGACAGAGAAGTATGAGAAGGTAGTAGAGACGATTAAATCGGCTATCAATGCCGGTAATGAGCATTCCCCAGGTCTTGAGCTTAGGGACGATGTTGATGCCCGTTATAGCGAAACCTTCCGTAGAACCGTAGCAACTGGAGTTCCACAGCTTGATGAAAAGAAGATCCTTAATGGCGGTCTTGGTGCTGGCGAACTTGGTGTAATCATTGCTCCTACCGGTGTAGGCAAGAGCCATTTGCTTGTTCACTTTGGAGCACAAGCCGTTCTACAAGGTAAGAATGTCCTTCATTATACCTTTGAGCTAAATGAAAGAGCAACCGGCATTCGTTATGATAGCCATTTGCTTGGAATTGATAGCATTGATTGCTATGAGCACAAAGAGAAGATTAAAAAGTTCTATGAAGACAATGCAGAAACTCTTGGTCGTCTAAAGATCAAATATTATGCAACTGGAACGGCAACCATCAATACCCTTCGTTCACATATTGATAAGTTGACAATTGAAGGTTTCCGTCCAGACGTATTGATCATTGATTATGCCGGTATCATGCGTTCAACAGAAAAGTATGAGCTTCTACGTCTTGAACTAAAGAAAATCTATGAAGAACTTCGTGGTTTTGCTAATGAGGTAGATATTCCTGTATGGACGGCTTCACAG